GCTTCATTTAACACAGCCTTTTCGGCTGTCAAAGTAGAAACACCGGTAGCGTCTGTAGTTCGGTTATATTTAACCAACGCAGTGAGGTATTCACCAACGTTTTTCAACAGTTCAGGTGTTACAGTTTCGCCTTCAAATGCCAACATTTCGGATTTAATATCCTCCACTGCCACGCTGAATTTGTCGATGTTTGCAAATTTGGCTTCTGCACCGGCGATAATTTGGGCGATTGTTTGATTTTGAGTCATGATTTCATTTCCTTTAGCTAAAGTTTCAGTTTGGGTTTCAGGTTTTACTTCGGTTTTGGACAATTCTTCTGCACGCTTAAATACTGACAGAGTAACAGGTCCAATTTGCTCCGGATTTTTGAGCTCGGTTCCAGAGATAGTGACCGTAACACCATTATTCTCAACAAAGCCTTTGTGTGTGGCTTCACCTAAGACCGACATCCAAAGAACAGCGGTCTCCGTAATCTTCTTTTCAACGGTATTTTTGTGAACACCGTTAAGTTTTTGATATTGAAGCTCCAATTTATGAAGCTCCACCTGTAATTGAAGCAGTACCTTTTTAGCCTGCTTTTGAGATTTGATTTCCATTTCGGACTCCAACAAGGCAACATGCCTTTCCACAAAAGAACCGACACCAAAACTAATCGGCGCCGGTACTTTATGGTTAAATTAACTCAAAATAAGGGTCGTAAGCAGTACCCTTGTGGGCATATTTACCATCTTCAAGTTCATAGACGGTAACATTCTGTCCCATTGGCAAGCTGGTATCACAAACATAGATTTTAGTAAAGCCAAGGGAGTTCAAACTTTCGTCCATCTTTTTATCGGATGAATGTTCGTACATATCAATCCATTCGGCTTCCAATTTGCCTGCATTGGATTTCAATACGATAGTTTTACCGTATGCCCAATGGCGGATTTGTTTCAAGAAGCGGTTGATAGAAGGGTTCTTTTTAGCCATGATTATCTCCATAAAAGGCTGTTAAAATTTTGTCGTAAAAGAACCGACACTAAATATATCGGTTCAGATACTGTTGTTTAAACCAAGCTATTATTGGCCTTAATAAAAATAAAATGACCGACACCTCCATAGATGCCGGCCACTTAAAATTATTCAATCAGGTCTTTCGTTAACTCATTCAGTTCCGCATTGGATTTTTTCATACGGAGTGCAAGCAAACGGGTAGCTGGTGCAACTGCCAGAACAAAGTTCATAACTGCATTGAAGCTTTCTGTCCAAATGCGAATCGCTTTGCATGCCCAGTCTTTGTTGATTTTAATTTCAACATCAACACCGCCCTCTTCGTTTTGGGATTTTTCCCAATATAATACGTCTTTGTTGATTTTAGCCGGGGTGCTACCATTTACACCAATCATATCATTAAACTCATCTTCACGGGCGAAGAATGCGCTACCTGCATTTTGGAGTTCTTTAACTTCTTTTTTGCTGAATTCGATTTTGATTTTCATAATGATTCCTTTAATATTAGTGATTGGGGTTATTCTCATAAGAAAGCCGACACAAAAATATCGGCCTTTTAGGTTACATAATTTCTACCTCAACATCGTGAGCCAGAAACGGCATGTTTTGTTTTGCAATTTGAATCGGGTTCTGGCCCTCTTCAACATAAATTACATCGGAGTCTGTCAACCCATCAATGAATTCATATGTGACAAAGTATTGCCACGATTTGCCAATATGGAAAACTGTATTCGGCTTGTCTTCAATATAGGCTCTAACCATTGCCACATCATCATTAGAGAATCCTATCTCTTTTTTAATAGTGGCAATATCAAGAGAAGAAACATTATGCTCTGTTTTAGAGCCGTTGCTTTTGTATACCTTAATGCTATACATTTTGGATAACTCCATTTATTTATCTCGTAAAAATACCGACACAAAAACCGTTGATGCTATGTAACCTATATTCAATACGGAGTTTATAAATGTCCTAGCGTATTTATATGCGTGGTTGCAACATGTTGATGCCCTGTTACCTGTCCAGCGGGTGAAAAAGGTGGGCCGCCACTATATTGTAAAAACAACAAAGTAGGGCCCAAAGTTTTTTATGGAGGTAAAAAGGATTCAAATGTTTCCAAAAAGAAACCGATACCAAGTGCAACAACGCTCAAGGTATCGGCAAAACTTACAGGGAAATCATATATGTCATAAAATAACCGACATCCTTTTACAGATGCCGGCCCTTACATTGTTCAGATGAACGAAAACTCTTCGTATTTAGAAAACTTCAAAGAATTGTCGTCCTGAATCTCAAAGATTACCATATCATCATCTTCTGAATGACTTACAATTACATCCAGAAAATGTTTCCATATAGAAATCTCTTTGTTGTTTCCTAAATCGGCCCTAAGCTCTTCAATAGAGCCGTAGGACCGTTTGAATTCAAAGGAAACCATCTTAGACTTCCAGCCCTTTAACTTCGATATCAACAATACCCACATCTTCCATACAGGTAGATATGCAAACCTGCTCATATACATCATCCCGTTCCATAGGGACTTCATATGAGCGAAGAAAATCCTTACGGCTACCATCTTCCATTGTAAATGTAACCAAAAAATCTGTATATTTTTCCATTTTAAAACCTCCATTGAAAAATTATTATCAGAAAAAGACCGACACTAGGCCGGTCCATTCTCTATGACTCTGCATTAGATGTGAGCTTCCCCGATTCGTCGTCCGCCTTCTGCATACACCCTGGTTATATGGACTTTCGGGTCGTCTGTGTGTGCAAGTGTCCAACGGGCGATTTCCTCGCCGGACATAGGATGTTCAACTTCAAAATCCTCAACTTCGACGGATTCAGTGCCGTCTAAATCTTTAGAGATGAATTGAACCAAGAATCTGTTGAATTGTTCCATTTTTGACCCTCCATAGTCGTAGTTGTTGAAATTGGAACTGGCAGGATTGCCATCGTGAGAGGACCGACACATTCATGCATCGGCCCAAAATCTGATTAGAACGGGTAATCTTCACTCGCTCTGGATTTATGGTACGCCTCAGCATATTGAGACGCCCACACATTGGGATTCATGCAACCTTTACCTGGGGTTGCAAACTCATGGACGGCGGAGCAATAAACTGCATTGCCATCCTGAGTCGGAATCCTACGAAACCAGCCGGGGATGTCCTCTTCAGACATCTCAACGCCAACCGGCATAACGAATTTAGCGCCACGATACGCAGCACTGTTAACATCACCGGCACAAAGTTGCGCAAACGGTGAATCTGGGGTAATAACGAATTGTCGCATACCCGGACCTCCGAAAATGAAAAAGAAAACGGTAGGACAAACCCTACCTCCAGTGAAGAACCGACACAAGGCCGCTGCACGTGAATACAGCCCTATATCTCTACGGAGCCGTATCCAGCGAGCAGTAACCTTTGCCAGTTTTGTTTCCCTACGGAGTTACAGCATATCGATTGCTTCGTCCATATCTACAACTTCGTGGTAAGATTCAGCTTCAACAGTTTCTCCATTTGCCAAAGCTTCAGCCTCTGCCAATTTAACCTCGGCTAAAGTTGAAATCTGAGCAATAACTTCACGGCTCAGTGCTTTCAGAATGAAGCTGAAAGGAGATTTACCGTTGATGTCTAACAGGTTGTTAACCGCTTTTACATCGTCCAAGCCAAAGAAGAACGATGTATTGTAGATCTCACATACATCACCTGTGTACACTGTGAAGTGTACATTTCTCCAAGTGGCAGTGTGGGTCATTCGAACCGCATTGGATTTATTCCAACGGTAACCTTCAGTAGAGCGGCTGCGTTTGTCTTCCTCAAACAGCTCAACGAACATTTTGGCGATCTCAAAGGCCATTGCATCATCTTGAATAAACATCAGTTCAAAGGCTTTCTCGAATGCCTCGGCCATAGAGTCGAGGTCAGTCTCTTTGTTGCGAAGATTCAGGTATTCGCAGAAACGAACACGGCCGTTTGAATGTTTCATATTCTCAACGACCTCTTTTTGCAACAAGATACCCATAGCATCAATAGCCAAGTTGGCCAACTCGCTATAACCAGCTTTATTACGGATTAAGTGGGTCAGCGTAATCAGGTTGTTTGTTTCACTGCCTACACCAGTCTTAGCAGCAACGATTTCTTCGACTGCAGGCTGTACATCTTCTTTGCTCCAGACCATAACTGAACGCTCATTGATTTCTTTAGTGTTCAGAGAAGACAATTCGTCCTCAACATAGGACAGCTGTTGTTTAGCAGAGTTGCAAGCTAACAATTTAGACTCGCTCCATTGCTCCTGGCCTTCATAACCTTTTGCCCAGAACAAAGTCAAACGGTCACCGTCCGCGTCATCACGGTTGCTCATATGAGAAAGGGCATCAACAAATACAACGCTCTCACAGATAAAGCGGTTCAGCTCCAATTCCGCCTCTGAGTCAAAGCTCATCAGAGTTTTGACTTTAGTGCTGTACAGACGGAAGTTGTTCTCCATCAAGATAGGGAATTTAATTGCACCAACCTCACCGCGTTTTGCAGCCTCTTTATAGCTACGGTCAGCAGTAATCACTTTGAACCCTTGCTCAAAGTGGTAGCTTACTGGCAGAGAGCGGCCTTTAGGCAGGCTAAACTTCAGGCCTTTGTGTGAACCAAATGTCTCCTCAATAGCCAGCAAATGTTTAGCGTGGGTTTTGACCACACCAGCGGCTTCCCATGTTTTTGTTCCACGTGTTTTAGCCATCAATACAATTGATGCGAGAGATTTGAAGAAATCGCCACCTGTAAACTGGAGTCCAGAGATGTGGTCACCAGTGATAGTTTCAGGTTTATCCCAGTAAGATGCACCAGGGAATACAAAGCTGTGATCACCAGCAATCACCTCGAAGCCGCGAGGCATGTTTAACAGGCCTGGGAAACGGCCGCAGCCATTAAACAAATTCACCAGGAATTGCTTCATTACAGACTGAGAAGATTCATCACCAACAAGAGCAGTATACTTAACTTGCTCTACAGACAAAGACCCATTGCCAGCAAACATCACGGCAAACTTGTCAGAGTACCAAGCACGAGTCATTGCCAGCAGTTCATTAGCGGTAACGGTCAAATCCACATTTTTGGCTGCCGCAACAGCTTTGGCAGTGCGTTTGCCAGTACGGCCAGCAATAAAGGACTTAAACAGACCCTCGCCGTATTGGCGAATCATTTGATCCGCCAGCAATACTCCGCCTTCAGCAGAGTGGGAAACGGCTTCAACCAAACCGGCACGTTTCATTTCGAGCAAACGAACGACTGGAGAGTAAGTCGTATTGCCTGCTTTCAATTCAGAAAGTAATTCATTCATGAGCGTCATTTCAGGCGCCTCAATTTCCACGCCCTCGATTTTATCATTAACGCTGACCTCTTGACCAACGCGCTTATGGCCTTGCAGTGTGTAGAAATCGCTAACATAGATTTCTTCCTCGATTACAGCAAAACTATAAACCAGACCATCAATATTGACAGCCTTAGTATTCATCGCAATCGCCGCATTGGCAGTTGCACGGAAGTCCTCGTCTTCCAGCAGTCTCAGCATAAACTCATCCAGATTGCCACCCATGATAGCATGAGCGACACCAACGGCCTTAGATTTCAACATTGGGCTAATGATATCAACACCTAGATGTTCAATCAGGGCATCAATTTCTCTCACATTTGCAACAACACCCTTGAGGTGATGATAAGATACGACACGCATCTTGCCGTATTGTTGGATAAGTTGTTTACGACCATAACATGCACCACCAGCCAAATTCATAGCCAGAGGATGGTCTTTGACATCAGCCAGTTTGGAAACCTTCTCTCCGGATTCATTCGTAACGGACAGCAGAACCGCCACTTTTCTAACACCAATTGACACTTTAGTGTCCAGATCAGGGTTCAAAATGCCCCTAGCAATAGCCTTTTTTACGTCGTAAACGGAAATGTATTTGCCGGATAATTGCGGATGATTAACCGCAACCATAGAGTTTGGAGACTTACGAGAAATAAACATAGCGTCGCCAACTGGCATTCCCAACTTCCAGCTGGTGTCAGGAGAAATATTCATCAGGTCGCCCTGTTGCACTTTGACACCCTTAGGTGCATTTTTCTCAACGTTTACTACAACAACGCCACCGCTCTTACGTTTCAGAGCATCTACAAGCTTGATACCCTCAGTTCTAATACCAACCATCCAGTCGATAAGAACTTCAATTGCCTCAGTGGCAGACACAATGCCATCTTTGTAACTAACGAATGCATGACGTGCAATTGTCTCTCTACCAAGAGGACTGTTAATCAGAGAGGTGGCGATAGTTCCACGCTGTGCAACAATACGTACTGAGCCTTTGCTAGGTCGACGAATATTAACCTCTACTTTTCCTACAACAGGGAGACTTTCACCTGCCTTAGTTCGGCAAATATCTCGTGCCCAACCTTTAAGAGTGTCCAACTCTTCTTGTGTTGGCTGTTTGCCAGCCTTAACTGTTTCTACACGTTGTACCATAGTTGGTACACCTTCCACTTCAAATGTACATGACATTTCTTCCTCCTTAGTGCTGTTTAAAACAATAGCCTGAATCTCTGTATTTGCACGAGCAATAGCCTCAGTGCGAGAAGCAACAGAGAAAACCTTGATAGCTACACTATCTTTGACAACAGCAACAACTTCTGGTTTCATTGCCGCAGCTTTACTGCTAGACAGTGCCACAACTTCAATGCCTGGTACTTGATGTACACCAGCTTTAATGTTAGCAGTGTAAGCAAATTGCTCTACGGCAGCTTCGTAAGCTTTAGCAGCGGCAGCGTTAACAGTAGTAGTGAAAGTAGAGAATTTAATAGTTGACATAATGATTTCCTTTTTGAAAAGAATTAAAAATAAAAAATGAACTGTTTCGGGTATTTTTACCCATCATCAGCAGAGACACACATCTCTGGACAGTGAGCAGTTTATTGTCATGCTCAGGACATTAATTAGAACGGAAGGTCTGACTCTTCCTGCTCAGTAAAACTGAGAGGAATCGTACTTACGATATTACTCATAAGCATATCATAGAATTCCCCATGATTCTCAGGAGAGGCCTCCCTCTCTCTCTTTATGGCCTCTCGTATTGAGAGGATACATTCCTCTCTGACCTTCAGGGCCTCGCTGAAATGACCCCTGAACTCTTTCTCGAAGTCTTCCAGAAGAGACTTAGCTTCTGGAAACTCCCCATTGTACATGAAGTGTCTCAAAGAAGAAGCTTTTTCTGTATATGCTTGAATAAATAAATTTGCTGTGTTAATCATGATATGATTTCCTTATATAAAAAATGTAGCCGTATATAAGAAACCATATAAGAGACCCGGCTTTATCTCTTATAGGCTAGTTTATTTTTTATAGGCCTGCTAATTTTGCAGACCCATAGACATTTTTACCATCCACTTTATGGACGGTGATGACCAGATTGTGACCATTAGTGTGCCACGTTCTAGGGCGTCCTTTGTGGACATCGGTGGATCCTTTAGACTTCCACCAAGTCTTATCTGTTTCTGTATCCAAGAAGAAGACAGTCTTACTTCCTCCTGCTTCATAGCAGGAATCAGAAGCACGTTCGTCTGGTATATCTTCAGAGAGATACACACCGACACCTTGTGCATTCTGTCTTCCAGGAATCAGAATAATTTCATCGCCTTCTTTTGCATTGAAGGGATGAGAACTACAATGACAAAGGAGGCGCTTCATCACTCATTCTCCTTCGTATTGAGTCAGTGCTTTACACTCACTGATGGTATGGTGAGTTGTTACACGACAATGATGATAATCGCTGCGTTTCATGGCGTCACTAATACCGCCAAAAGCGGCGTTAATAGCGATAACAGAAGCAACGATAGCGATGATATGACGGATTTTCATAGTATGATACCTTTCTTTGGTAATAAAAATAAACAAAATAATGAGACAGAATTATCTCATTTATAATAACACTCTGTATTGAATGCCATTATAGATAAGATAAAAGGATGTGCAGGACTGGAGCATCCCACACACCCTTAAACCTAGTCATTAGATATCACACTCTCCTTTTTGCTGTTTACAGTATCTGTCTACAGATGTTACAGAGGATTTCTTTGCTACATTCTCAGCAGCACTCTTACCACTGGAGAACATGAAAGAATAAAAAGAAAAGCAGAAGAAAGCTGCAACGATAGCGATGATAAAGTTTTTCATGGTTAAGTCCTTTCAAGACTGAAGATTAAAAAATAAAAACATAAATGAATGTAATTCCACCCAGGGGGCAAATTCCGGATATACCCCCATGGTCATGGATATCATTAATAGACACCAGGTGATCCCACGCATTATCACTCACTTCGTCAATAGCATTTCACTCAATATTTTATAAATATATTCACACCGATTACACTCACATTTCCACACATCTCAAGTTGCACACCTTATCATCAACTCGTCCTCACTTCACCTTCAACCAGCCCCCAATCAGTCTTTTGCCTTCGGCAAAGAGATAGGTCCGCCGCGCCGGCCGTTCTCTGTTTTGGGTTAACCAAACCCCTTGTTTGCCCCGGGGGGCATGAATCAATGGGGTGGGGTCTGTTTGTTTTGGGCGCCGGGCCATTTTAAAAATTTTCTATTTTCAAGGGACAGTTGGTTGACTTTTTCTATTGTTTCTGTTCTAATTATTTCTACAGGGAGGGTCGCTCCCTCTTTCTGTCTATTGATTCAGATTTTTAAAAAGCTTTTTAGAAAGTGATTTTGTTATGGCAAATTTGCGACAATCTATTTACAGTGGAATGTCTGAGTTTTTGATGCGATCAGAAAAGCAGGCACAATTCACTGCTGCTGCAACTGTTGGGGCTGCTGCCTTCGGCGGATATGGTGTTGCTAAGGGTGCTGTTTCCGATAACACTACAATGTTTGGTGGTGCTGTCGGTGGTGCAACTTTTGGTGGTGCTGTTGGTGCCGGTTTGGCTTATGCTGCATCAGGTGCTCATGGGAAGGGTCTTAGGAATGTCCTAAGAAGCCTGAACAACAAAGCTTCAGGGGCTGAGTATGCTGCTGAAGATATGCTTCGACGAACAAAAGCCTCTAGCATGTCCCCATCCGACTGGGAGGCTTCTGTATTGGCGAAAAAGAACTATCAGTTCGGAGATATGAATTACAACACTGGTGACCTTGTTCATTCTGTTAAAGCGAATCGCGGATTCCAAAAAGTTTCCATAACAGGAAAGAAAGAATGGGAAGCTTGGTTTGACGGGGCTAAATAATGGGACTATTTAACACATTTAACAGAGAAAGAGCTGCATATCGATCTGCTATGAGAGCAGCGGACAATTCTCTTCGCAATAAGAGGGCTATGACCAATGCAGGATTCACACTTGCTTCTGATGTTAGAGGTAAGGTGGCATCTAAAGCTTTGGCAACTGGCGCTATGTTTGGTGCAGTTGGATATGCTTATAACACTGCAACTGGCGGTGATCCATTTAGTGGTGCAACTAGTGGTATGATGGCAGGTGCTTTAGTTGGTGGTGCACGTGCTGCAGCTTCTCTATCGAGAGCGGGTCGGGACGGACGAATCATTAAATCGATTAGTCAGTTTAATAATCGTGCCAAAAACCCGGGCGCAGCAATGGAGACATCAACATTTTCTCAGGCCTTCTTCGGGGATATGGGAGCCTCTATTGGTAAATTTAATAATGCGTCAAGAAGTCCAGTTAATAGAGCCTCAAATGCAGGTAAAGCTGCCAATATGTCCGGGGCCGGTAGTCGAAACACATATACCGGCTGGAATGCCAGAGTTGTTGGTGATAACATTACTAACTCTTATGGCGCAAGTCCAGGTAAAGATGGAATATTTAGAAATCAAACTTGGGGAAAATAAAGATGTCTGAACAAGAGGAAAGTACCGTTCTTGGTATAAAAATACCAAAAAGCTTTGGTATTATCGGGGTGTTCTCCGCTCTATGCTCTATTGTTTATGGGTCATGGATCGGTGCTACCACTATGGCAAGAATGGAGTCTCAACAGGCTGCTATGGCGTCTACACTTGAGCAAATCAAACTGGATTTGGTCACTAAAAACGAATTCGAATCGCGTGTTCAAATTTTAAATAGCGTTATCGACAGAAATAAAGAAGATATACGCCGTCATGAAGACAGGTTATCAAATCTAGAAAATCGCCATAGGGACCAATAAGATATAGGGATTTATATGGGAACCGTTAAAGGAAACCTTATTGCCTTCATATCAAGGAAACTATTCTTCTCATTGGTCATATTTGGAGTCTGTGCTTGGCTTCTCTCTGCAGGGAGGCTAAACTCAGATTCCTTTGAGACCATAACTATTTCTATCATAGCTGTTTATTTGACTTCAAATATCGCAACTAGATATACCGTAACTAAAGGTAAACTTATGGCGGATTTAGCTCAGGCACAACAGACTGAGCATCGTAATGATGAGGAGCAAACGGAATATGAAGAATATGTGGAAGAATTAAATGAGAAACCGAAAGGTTAATTTGTGACATTTCTTTGGTATAAAGGAATTTAGATTAAGATGTTATTAGAGAGATTAAAACAAAATTCTTCAATTAGGAGACAATTTGGGGTTCATGGCCGTATAAGATTGCGCTTTAAGGATGGGAAAGAAGCATACATATACACCTTGGAGTCTCCATGGGATTACAATCCTGATGAACCAAATGGAATTGTCGGCCTCAGCTGTATTAAAGATGGGAGCTATCAGATTGCAATTGAAGAGTCTCCGGTACATAAAATGAAATTGCCATTCCTTGTCAATCCTAAGAATGGCGTTCGATTGAGGCAAAAGAGTGCTGCAACAGACAGATGCGGCCATGCATTTTGCCATATTATTGATAAGGATATTTACAGTATATATGGCAGATACATACTAATTGGTGCAGACACTAGATATAACACTCAGGGTTTTTATGAGCCAATAGAGGGCTATAAGGCGTATTCATTACTAATGAAGTATCTGGAAGAGACGAACGATATGGAGGTAAAAATAACGTGGGTGAACTAATTAGAGATTTTAGTCATAATTGCGTAAGGCTTACTGAACACTTTGAGGGGACAGTATTGCATAAGTATGATGATGGTGTTGGTAAAATCACCATTGGTATCGGCCATATGGTTAAACCTGGAGAAACATTTCCTGAAAAGATAACCGCAGAATTTGCGAGAGAGTTATTAATGAAGGATTTGCAGGTTGCGAAGAATGCAATACTAAAGAATGTAAAAGTCCCTTTGAATCAATGCCAATTTGATGCACTTGGTGTATTCATTTTTAATGTCGGTGCTAATGCTTTTGCAAACTCCACACTATTGAAGAAACTAAACTCCAAAGATTATGATGGTGCATCTAAAGAGTTTATAAGATGGAATAAGGGAAGAATAAAGGGTGTTGTTTCCGAGATGCCAGGACTAACAAGACGCAGAGTTGCGGAACAAAAATTATTCAACTCTGATCCATCTGTGAGTGATCCATTGAAATCTATCATTAAATAAAATAAGCTCCAGGGTATTAATCCTGGAGCTTTTATTTATTAACCAATAGGGTTTGAGCGAAATGATGTTGAGAAAGAATCCATAACCTCTCTATACACTAGAGGAAGATTTTTTACAATTCTGGACTCTGTTGAGTCGTCAATTTCTTTAATTACTAGGTTTGACGCTGAGAATTTGTTTTCCAGATCTCTTATTGAATCTTCACCGAATTGAACAGCAAGAAACTTCATCAAATCTGTAGACTCTTTAAATGGGTTTTCCTCATCATTACCTAGATGGTCATCAATCTCTGCTATTAGGGATTTCGGCATACATAAATTGATTTTAATCTCTTTATGTGGAACCCATTTAATCCCTCTATTATAGTTAATTGCAGTATTTACTAGCATTGCAACCAACTCTTTAGGAGGTACTACATAACCATCAAGGCTTTGTTCTACTACAGCGGTGTAATTGGTTCTGTATTCACCAACAGCTATTTTTCGAAGATACGGGATTGGTTTATCTTTAAGCTCATCGTATGGTTGTTTGTATGTGTAACGATAAACAGGGTATTCAATAATCACGGCGCTTAAGAAGTATTTGTTTTCCAACTCTTCAATGCCACGCATTGAATTTCTTTCTTCTTTGTTTACCATATAGATCAATGGGTAAATATTTACTTCATTGCAGGCGAATAACGGATTACGCATTTTTTGCTCATAGAAAATACGGCCAACCTCGTTATTTACGGTCTCATTTGAAGCCCATACATCACGAACGCCGGTAACATCATTGTAGGCGATACGAGGAGTTAGGCACATTGCACATGTTGCACCAAGGTTGTAATAAGTGATACGTTCAGGTTGTGATTGAAAGAATTGGTCTTGAAGAAATTCGCTTTTACTCATATTTGAAAATACATTCCATATTGTTGTTATTATTGTTATTTGTATAATAAAATGTTTCCGACTTCACCTTACTATAAGGGCTTTATTATACTAGAAAATAGGATAAAAGTCAATACTTTTGCAAATATTTATTTAGCTACAAATCAATCACTTATGAATATAGCAAATATTTTACACTTCCTTTACACTTTATGTATGTTATGAAATGTAAATTTTACAAATAATGCTTGACATTTGTACCTAAAATCCGTATAATATCACCCATAATATTTATGACTGAATGTGCTGAGTCGGGATAATCTACGGCATCCGGCCTTTCAAGAGATATTATATTACTGTGAACTAGTCCTAGAGAAATCTAAATAACCTCGAGAGACGGGGTCGGATGAAGCAGTAATGAAACTCCTAGATGTGGGCAAGCCTAACCGAAGGAGTCGATCGAAAACTCGTTGTTGAAGTAGCGTAAGCTCCCTGATAAAAATCATAGTAATACGAGAGGTGGCGAGTATAAATAAATTTCCTGTTATGCAGTGGATTGTAATCGATATTAATCGGCCACATGGGAAGATGAAACATCTCTGGTCTTGTAGAGATAGCATATTGAGCTACAAGATGATACCGAAAGGTATGACTATAAATGGAAGTATTAACGGTCCATGGTTTTCCATGGAGGGTCAAGATGGGTGAAGAAAAAGCCTAGGATATAGCTCTCTTACAATTAGAGTTATATCAGTAAGACATCTACGTTGTACAACATGGCTAGATCGGGTTAATTTTATTAAGCCACTTGCTTTGGTTAGGCCTAACTGTATCTAAATATTTCATAAATATAAAAATAATAGATGGCCGCTGCCACGCGGCCCTGTATTAAAAGAATAAATCAGATCAATAAAGAATAGATCTAAATTACAGATAATACATAGGCTGCGGATGCAGCCCTAAGACCAATAGAGAAATGAACATAAGCTTAGGATACTTACTTAAGCTTGTTGTAGTCTACAAATATATTTGATAATATTTGGAGGTAGCTTAATGCTACCTCCTATTTTATTTTGCAAGAGAAACTTACTTAAGCAAATAATACTTACTGCTTCCTGTATTGGAAATATTCTATGGAAGTTTTTAGAAATGTTCTGCTAAATCGTGGTTACACTGCCAGATTTAGTTCCTAGGTCATATATCCGGTTATTGCCTATGACCATGATTTAGCCTATACTAAATTATTTGATAGTAAAATAGAAATTCGGATTCTATCCAAAATAATACGAGTCTATTACCTGCATATATTTTTGTCCTATTTGTTTTTAGTATTTGCATGGTAAGAATAAGAATAATAATTTAACTCAGGATAATTAGTTTAATGGCTATTCCAAATAAAGAAATACAAGAAATGTTTGATCTGTCTGCAGGCATTATCTCTGCTCACGAAATGAGAGAAAAAGAGAAAACAAAATCAAAGACAGAAGTTGAAAAAACAGTATCTATGATACAAGAAGCAGAATCAAAATCTATTCCAATTTTGTTCTCATCTAGAGGTATAAAAGTAGTTGACAATAAAATAACAAGAGCCAGATATTTAGATGCATTGTCGTTAGATGATAAACTATATGAGAATATCGTACTAACAGAATCTGAAGCATTGGCATTTAGTACAAGCTTAAGACGATCAACCGATGGTGGTATATCAACATACTCTCCAATGATCTGTAGAGGATCAAATTGTAAGGTTAAAGAAACATGCTTAACTGGAGACTCAATGGTCTCCATGCATGATGGCAAACAAGTAAGAATCGATCGTATTAAAAGCGGGGATAAAATTATTTCGTTCAATACGAAGACAAAACGCATTGAAAAAGACACTGTATATGCAACGGCATACGTTGGCGAAGAATTGGTGTATGAAATAACCACTACCGCCGGCCATTGCATCAAAGCAACATCGAATCACCAGTTCTTTGCAATAAAAGGGAGAGGTTCAAAATTCAAGTTTCTATCAATTGATGACGGACTTACAGTCGGTAGCAAGCTAGTTTATGAAGACCTATTCAGCGAAGAAGAGAATTCTTATGGAGACTGCTTAATTACCAAGATTGAATCAATAGAAGCTATTGGTGTTCTCCCAGTCTATGATATTCAGGTTTTCAAAAACTCCAATTTCTTTGCAGAGGGGTTGCTCGTCCATAACTGTCAATTATATAAAATGAATAAGGCTCCAGTTGGTGCTCCATGTATTTATGAACAAGATTACTTGCGCAGTCAAACAGAAAGATATTTCGAAGAGTTTAACGTTCAACCTGACAGTCCGACTGAAATGCAAATGGTTGCAGAACTTGCAGAAATCGATCTGTATGAAAGAAGAGTTACACAGATCTTGTCATTAACGCACCAAGACTTTAGTCAGGAAGATATGATGGGATTTGATGCGGCTGGGAATATGATTGCTCGTGATGATATATCAAGATACTTAAATATTAAAGAGAAATTGAAAAATAGAAGAAGTAAGCTTCTAGAGTCATTAATGGCAACAAGAAAAGAACGCGCAAAAATTGCAGTACAGGCATCTGGATCTGCCATTGGAAGTGGAAGTCAATCCCTTAAAGATAAGCTTGATATGCTTACTGCTGCAACACGGGGGCAGTATAGAGACCCATCAGTGATAAATGGTTCAAAAAATGACACAAATCAAAAAGGCTCTAAGTAAGGGTAAGCATAATAAAAGAAGAAGCTTGCCAAAGCCTAAACACACAAAAGAAGAGCACATAAAAAAGAACGGCGCCTATTTTAATAAAGGCAAGAAATATCGTTCTGGAAAATACTTCTCCAGCAAGGCTGGCAAAGATGTTGAATATCGTAGCCTGTATGAATATGCATTCTACAAAGGTATGGATTCAGATAATAGCGTTATTAAATATATAGTAGAGCCAATGAAGATTCCATACACAGACAGCTCTGGCCTAAGAAGAAATTACATCCCTGACGTATTGGTCCTGTACACAACCGGAAAGATGGAGTTATGTGAAATAAAGCCATCTTCAGCCAAAAAGGCCATAAATGTACAGCTAAAAGCAAGGGCTGCTGTTGCATATCTAAAAGATAACGCAATCAATGCCAAGTATAGATTCATTACAGAAAAAGAAATATTTGAAAAAGATGGCGATTATCACAAGTTGCTCAAGGAGGTATCATGAAACCATTTAGCAGTGTATTCTCGCTTGACTTTGAGACAACCTCTACAAATCCTGAGGAAAGAATTAAGGATGTAAGAGATGGTGTTGTCAAATCAAGACATAAAGCAAGGATATGGTCTATTGGTTTGGCAACAAGATCCGACGGATCAGAAGCTATATTCAATCCTCCGAAAGAGCAGTTAGAGTCCGAGAAAATTGCACTAAATAAAAGAGGATTCTATGCCGAAAACCAAGAATGGCAAACTTACATATCGGGCAGAAAAAAGCCATCCTCTGCAGAGCTTCTATTTGAAGCGACCGATAGGGCAATACTTAAGCATTTAGACAATAGTCTTACATTCGGAAACTCAGGAATGGTCCTTGTACAAAACTTAGGTTTTGAACGAGCATTTTATGCAAGCCTAGATGGTTCATCTTCGTCAAGATTAATGAACCAAATGTATGAGCGTTCTCCTGATGGACAAACTAAGCTGTATGCACCATCAGAAGTGGTTAAAGCAAGGGCCGCAGCAAAGGACGCTAAAACGCTCTCAGAATTAGATGCAGCTATGGATAAGGTAATTGATGCCTACAAAAAAGTAGACGCCTCTGTGATGAAATATGACGCAGAGAGAGCGGTTAAAGGTGGCTTACCAATATTCTACGCAGCAGACCTTATGGATTTCACAAAAGCGACGTTTGTAAAGGCTGCGGCACAAGGTCATATACCAGAAGTGTATAAGGAAATGGGTCATAATGTAGACTTCCTTGCAAAACTATTCCTTGGCGAAGAAGAAACACACGGCGCATTGTCAGATGCCAGACAACAAATCAGACTGTTTGATAAAATTACAAACCTGAGAGAAGAACTAATATCTGGCAATATCTCTGATGAAAGCACCGGTATTTTTAATAAAATGAAGACAGCGTCTGGTGTTGCAAGAGAGATGCAGGCAGCTAAATCGATAATATCCAACATAGAGAAGCTAAAAGAATCAGGTGGCTGGGATTCTAAACAAAAGATAGACACTGTAAAAGTTCCATTTATAAACTCGCTAACAGGAGAAACTGGACATATAGATGTACCTAGGTTCTCAAGAGACATATCAAATGAACGTGGCCTTACAAACTTTCTATCAATGGCTAAGGAGAGGTATGGCAACACTAGGGCATATGCTGAATTAGAAAATATAATTAAGCCGGCGCAAGGCAATCCGGAAGTGGCCCAGGATTTACTTAGAAATCCTGACTCTACATTTAGAATAGGTGTAGAAAACTCCAATAACTCGGAGCTTCTTAATAAAATAATTCGTGGCGAAAAATTAACAGACGATGAATTGGTAAAGATACGAGATCTTAATGTATCATCCGGATTAGAACGAACCTTATCTGAATTTGCTGAAAATACATATAGAAAAGTCAGAAACAGTCATGAGGTATTAAGATCGATATTTCCGGAAAATCATAGAGTTGGTATACCTGCGATTGGCTTAGCCGCTGCGGGAGGATTATTATACATGATGGGCGACTCTTTTGATGACGATATGAGAGTTAAGAAATTGAGAGATAGGCAGGAGAGGTTGGACTTTAATCAATATAATGATCCAACATTTAATAAATTCTCTGCATTGGATTATTCTATGGCAGCTCCAGCCGGATATATGGAAGCACAATATAAGGAGTCTAGAAGAGCGTATGAGTATTGATAAAGCTCAACTTTGGGACCAGATAGGTCTAGAATCAAATGATGGCTTTTTCAGCAGAAGAAGCACAAAAGAGAAAGAGGCGATTAAGACATCTCGTCGCCTATTTGAGAATAGTCTCGGACATGGTAATCATCCTATAAAGTGGTCATCAAATCTATATCGTAAGAATGCTAATGCGGACTATGCAGACGTCAAAAGGATGATGGATGCAACAGATCCACTTAGCAAGGGTTCAATCGGAACAGCATTAAAAGCTGAGGCAATAACAAACTCTAGGAATAGAACAGCTGCAGAACGAATCTTTGGTGCAGCGCCAGGTTCAAGCAAATATAATTCCACCCAGCCAATAAGAGGCGGTGGTATAAACAATATCTACGCATTTAACAGCTATGAATCATTTGCAACTGCCGGCATGATGGATCACTTAGGTAGAGCTAGTAAGTTCCTGGGTGGCTATGGGCTACGAGATGACCTCATGAATTCTATTGGTCTTATGACAAAACATCAAAAGTCCATCATTGCTTCATCAGCTACAAAGGCGACAGATAAGTTATTCGCAGGACTTGCACCTACTATTGGTGGTATGTTTGCACTTGCAGAAGCGTCCGATTATATTGTAGGCAATAAAGAATCAACTATTACAGATAACGCAGCTACATCTGTTGCAGGGATGGCCGCATCATTAGCATTAGGTACGTATGGCTTCCGTGTCGGTAAAGAGTTAACACACGCAGGAACATCTCTTCTGAAAGGTGCACCAATTATAGGCAAAATAGGAAGAGGGACAGCGGGAGAGGCTCTTGGCGCAGCTGGAAGAATTAGAGGCGCAGCAAAACTTGCAACTGGTACCGTTGGCGGATTGATTACCGGTGGTGGCTTAATGCTTGCCACAGATGCAGTAGTCGGCTTAGCAAAAAGCATGGCAGATAGGGATAATAGAATATTACAGATAAGAAACTCATTATTCTCACCGACAACCGGGAATACATCAGTTAACACAGCACAACTTGCAACCAGTAGACAGAGAGCATTTGCAAAACTGTCAAAATCATCTCTAAATGATAAGGGTTATATTCTTGGGAATGAGGCTGCAATTTTAAAAGGTATTTTTTAATGAGTGAATTGGACAATAGTGTTGATCATATTCGAAGCGACATAGGTGATGATGACGACAAAAAGCCGACATCGTCACTTATACAGCTTTATGAAATGCCATGGCGAGAATATTTAAAACACAAAAATTATGATACAGACATTGGCAATATGTGCAAAAATTGCCAAAGGGAGCAAATCAGAAAATACGGCGAAATTACAATCAAATGCTCAGGTCCAAAAGATATCAGTGTCCTCGATCAGAACATTGTAGCCAATATGAACAGTGATGAGCTTGATGAAATTAAGCAAGCCATGAGTCCAGTATACTGGGCAGAGAAAAATATCGATGTAAATCAACAAGATCCTACTAAACGTTTATATGTTAACAGATGGTATCAATCCATGCAAATTACCTGCAGTGCGTCTAAGAAAGCAATACGATGCGGACGCCGCTCTGGTAAATCATACGGACTTGGTATTGATATTGCTAACCGACTTGTTCAAAACAGTAACTACCAAATTCTTGTAGTAACACCATTCCTATCTCAAGCAAAAGAGCTTACAAACGTAGTTAAAAAGATTCTACGTTCTCTTGGCGACACAATTGGAACATGGGATGATCTTGTTGAGCGTTCAGTTACATCTCCGTACCAAGAAATCCAGATGAAGAATGGTTCAACATTCAAGGCATTTACTGCCGGTAATGACAACGCAAACGCTGTCCGTGGTCAGGGTGCACATCTTATTATTATTGACGAGGCCGACTTCCTAACTCAAGAGGCATTCGACTCTATTACAGCAATCTTGATGGATAAGCCAAATACCGAAATTATTTGTACATCTACACCAATGGGCGAGGGCCTATTGTACAAGTTTGCAAACTCAAAGGACTACAAAGAGTTTCACTTCCCATCATTCTGTATTCCTCACTACAATGACGACATGGATAAAGAGTTTAGAAATTCTCTATCTATGATGGCATACATCCAAGAGATTATGGCCGAGTTTGGTCTATCAGATAATTCCGTATTTGATACAGACCTTGTAAACAGAAGTACATTAATAGGTACATCTGAGTCGCTTCATAATGTGATTACAAATAGGAATAGATATATAGTATCTCTTGGTTGCGACTGGAATGCCGATAAGGTCGGAACACGTATATGTGTCATTGCATATGATAAAATCGAACATAAGGTTATCATAGCAAATCTGTCTAATGTAAGAAGGGAAGGGTGGACCCAAGTTGCAGCAATAGACAAGATTGTAGAATTAAA